GGGTAAGTCGAACCAGATTCAAGACTACCACATCCAGGTGGGCACGATCAACGATAATCTTTCGTGTCGGCCCAATTCATCTGCTGCATGTATCGCCGCTTCTGGCTGAGGCTCTGAAATTTCGGCCGGGCACAGCCATCTTGGATCACGAGTTCCACATCGGGGCAACGCTTCCGATGCTCGGCCACGTCGGCGGGATCGGCCACGAACCCCATCGCGTCTGACACAATGGGCTTGGCGTAGTCGCCCCGCACCGCCGGGGCCTGCTGCGGTACCACTGCGGGGCTCGGGGCCGGAGGGTTGTGGATCGTGAGGGTCGTCGAACACCGAGGGCAGTGAATCTCCTCGGTATCCCGGAACGTGCCGCATTGCCCGCAGAACTTATCCATCAGTAGCCTCCGGTCGGCTGGGGTGTGGGGGCGGGCTGGCCCATCGGAGCCGGAGCAGCCGGTTGACTCGTCGCGGCCGGTTGGGTCGCGGTCTTCTGCATGTCGGTCAGCGAAGCCATCCAGCGAGCGTGCAGCGTACGAGCCCGCGTCCGCACGATGGCCGCCGCCCGCAGGTACGTCTGCTGGGCCTTGAAGTTCCCGGTGCCCGACTTCTGCACCATGTCCGCTTCCTTCTCCAATGCGGAAGCCCGCTTGTCGAGGGCCTGCACCTGGGCGGGGATGTCATTCGGATCGACCGCTCTAACGGCATCCGTCACATTGGCCGTGGCGAGAACGTCGTGGGACATCTTGTTCGGGGCCTTCTCCGTGTCGTCGAACGCCGTCTGGAGATTCTTCTTCGCCGCCGACGTTCGGGCCATGTTCACGAGATCGGCTTGGAGGGCACCGCCCTCGGGCACGCTCTCAGCACCACGTCCTGCGTAGGGGATGGGGTCGCCCAACAAGGGCATGACTACTCCTCCTCTTCGGTGAAGGCTGTCTTGAGAGCCTTGCTGACTTTCTTCTCCAGGTCGGCCGCCTGCTTATTGGTGGTCGCCTGCTTGTTCAAGTGCTCCATCGCTCGCTTGTGCCGCTTGGCGTCCTGACGAACTTCCTGAGCCCGCGTCAGGGTGCGGGCGTCGTCCTCGGCCTGGTATTTGTCGTCCATCATCGACGACGGCTGGGCACAACACGCTTTGGCCTTCTTCGCCATGTCGTTCTCCTATACCTGCCCGTACGCGGCCTGGGCTTCCCCGGCCGTCGCTTGGGCTTGTTGGTTGGCTTGCTCATTCTCGCCGGGCAGCCCGGCACCCACGGATGCCCCGCCGTTCTGCATGACACCAGGCATGGAATTGGTCGGGCCGGGGGCGACGGAGCCCTTGCTCTGCCCAATCTGCGGGGACTTCATTACCATCGCGGCGAGGCTCATCTGGAACTCGGGGTCGTAGAACACTTCGTCCATCCAGTCGATGTCGGCCTCCTTGGCGAGTCGGCTGACAAACTTCGGGAAGGAGAAGGGCACGCCCATCTGCATACAGGTCTGGGCCGCCATCGCCGCCGCAGGCAACGCCCGCGAGGCGAAGATCAGGGCCTTCTGGAGCCGGTTCGCCGGGTCCTGCCGGGACATCGACTTCTGCTCGATGTCGAAGTGGAAGTCCAGGAAGCACCCCGCCCGGACCTCGGGCGTGAGGATCACCTGGTCCTCCCGAATCTGCGGCGGGGACACGAGCATCGGGCCGTACGGAGTCATCTGCGTCTGGGCGGGAACCGGGGTCCGCTTGATGAGCGGCAACGAAATCAGCGGATCGGTGTGCAGATACCAGGCGAGGTTACGCTGGACCGTCGCCGTCGCCGAATACACCAGGTCCCGCATGTCCTCCAGCCGCACCGACCCGTTGGCCTGGAGAATCTGCTGGCCGGTCGCCGTGTCAGCCCCGGTGCGTAGCCCGCCCAACTGGTCCGTGTTGCCGGAAACCATGTTGAACCAGTACGAAAGCTGGGCGAGGTGAGCCTCGTTGGACTGCTCCTGGCCGCCGAACTTGAACGTCCCGACCGCCGTGGGGTCGTCCATCGCAATCGCTTCGCCGTCGCCCGCGTCGATCACTTCCTGGGCATCGTCGGCAGCGGATCGCTTGTACCCCAGCACGGACTTCTGCCGGTCGGCCTGATCCATGATCTTCTTCGCCATCTTGTTCGCCATGACGTGCAGGTCGTTCCAGATGGCGACGGGGGCGATGGGCAGTGGGTTGTCCGGGACCGGCGGCGTCAGTGAGAGATAGCAGAAGGGGCCGGAGTCCGGGCCGTAGTAGTCGTCCACGCGGAGATAGTCGTCGAAGACGCCCGCGTTCGATGGCATCGTCACGATAGCCTGGGCCGCCGGGACCCACACCTCGTCCACCTCAACGTAGTCCTGGAGGTCGTTGATCTGCTCAGTCGAGACCTCGTGGCGACTAATGGAGGCTACGTCGCCTCGGCTGTACGGATTGGACCCGGCGGCGGGCAGACGTTCTATCATGTCGTTCCGGTAGAGCCCCGAGTCCATGAGCATCTGCCGGGGTACGCGGACCCGATGGCCGACGAAGGACGCCTCCTCGATCCGACGTGCGGCAGGGTCGAGGATGTAGTCGTCGAAGTCCACGGTCTCGACGTACGGCTGGCCGGGGTCAACGTGCTCCGTGTCGGAGAACGCCACCAAGTCCTTCGAGGTGGCGAGTCCGGTCTTGACGATCCCCATCGTGAAGATCGAGTCCACGATCCACCGGCGGAGGATGTCCTTGAGTTCGATCTGCTTGGCGAGGTAGTCCAGCCCGAGCCCGAGGAGTTCGGCGTAACCCCGGTAGACCATGAACCGCGACTCCACCACGGTCTTCGGGAAGTTCGACACGAGGTTCGGGACGATGATGGCGACCGCATTGAAAATCAGGTTGATCGGCTCATCCCCCACGGTTCCGTGGTCCCGGTCATAGTAGCCCCCGACAAATTGTCGGAGAAACATTAGGCGGGAGGATCGAAAGTTACGAAGGCGTTCCTTCCCAAGCTGGACAGCCTGATAAAATTTCTTAGGGGAAACCTCGGTCGCCATATTATTCCTCGTCGCCTAAAACCTTGCCGATCTCGTCGAGAGCGTCGTCGGCCAGTTCTTCCGCGTCATCGAAGGTATTCATCGCCGCCTCCGTTCCGAAAGTCGAACCGAGACTTCCACCGCAGACGATCCTTCCGAGCCGCCAGGACGAGTTGCCTCCGACCCCCGAGCGACCGAGCCGGGACAGCGGGCTTCTCGTCCTTGATCTTCGGAGCCCCTTCGAGGGCCAGCACTGCAAGAGCGTCGGCAATCACCCGGTCGCCGTGCGTCAGGCGAGCCGATTCGGTTTCCTTCACCAGGTCGGCTGGGCCGATGCCCCCGTCGTCGAAGTAGACGTACGAGAGGGCCTCGTCAAGAGCCTTCTCACAATGGTTGATTATACCACCGTGGGCGTATGCACGTCGTAAAATACCGAGCAACTGCTCCTTCTTTTCTCTTGATGAGTGCCACCCGTACTTCTTGTTGGTCCGCTCCAGGGCCGTGCCCGTCCGAACGTCCGTGTAGTAGTTGGGGTAGCCGATGGTCTTGACGAAGACCCGGCCGAAGTCCCACCCCGGCCCGTTGGCCTCCCAGATCACGCGGGGCTTGCCCCCGTTGCGAGACCCGCCGAACCAGAGGGCGACGGCCGCCGCGATCCGGGCCAACTCGTACGGCGGTACCGTGGCGTCGGCCCACTCCGCGACCTTCTCCCGCGTCTCGGCACAGAGGATCGAGATCACCGAGTTCGACGCCCCCTGGCCCTTGCTGATGTCCATGCCCATGATGTAGTTCTTCGTCTGGTCCGGTCGGCCGTCGATCAATCGGGTCCAGAGCGAGAGCGGCCCCTTGGGGGAGACTTGCAGCATAGTCTTCTGCGACCGCAGTAAAATCGACGGGATGGCGTCGAGGGCCACGGACTTCTGGAAGTCGATGCCGCACGTCCTGAACGGGGGCCGCACGAACAGAGCCCGGTGCTGCTCCACCGGCATCGACTCGAAGAAGGTGGCCCCAGAGCCGACGTGATTCATGTCGATCTCCTGGGCGACCTCCTGGGGCGACCGACGTTCGAGTTCCAGGTCACGCCACGGCGAGCTTATAGACCATGCCTTCGTGGTAGGGTCCTGAGCGACGTATCGACCCTTTCCCTTCTCAGGGTGCTCCCACCACGGTAGCTTGAAGACTTTGATCTGGCCCGACTTGACCCACTTAGAGTATTCGGTTCCAGGGCCAGCAGGAGTCGAGTTGATAAGCCGACAAGATGTAACGTCCGAAGTAGCCCAGCGAATCTTCGTCCCATTCTCAACTTTAGCGAACTCGTCGAGAAGGACTGCACGCCGACGATCGCCCGACGCCGCGTTGCTGTTCGTACTCTCGCCATCTATCACGCTTCCGTTCTGCATGTTGCGGAAGTGCATGTTCACGTCGTCGATAGGGGGCACCATCCACTCAGGCAACCACCGTCTAATGTAGCGGTGCTTCCAAAACAGGGACTTCGGGTTATCTGACTTGTCAACATACTCCTCCGTGCGGCTGAGTTCGAGGAAAATGGAATCGGGCCGGAACAAAAACTGATGCTCCAGAACCAGGATGTGATTCCAACTTGCACCCATCTCTCGGGATTTGTCGGTAGCCAGGTCATAGCCGTCATTGATCGCTTTCTCCACCTCCAAGACGTGTAGGTCCTGGATGTCCCAGGTGACGTACGGGCAGTGGACGCCTGCCGCCTGCCTCATCTTGCCCGCCTCATCTACCTCGCGGAGCTTGAAGGTGAAGCAGAAGGCGTTCGTCCAGAACAGGACGCTCGCGGTGCAGGCGGCCACCAGGTCCTCCTGGAGCCCGATGTCTGCCTCGGCGGCCTTGAGCAACTTCACCCGCCACTCCAGGTTTGCCCGCACGTCCTTGGGAACCTTGAGGCCGGTGATCGGGTCAGTCCAGATGCCGAGGGGGCGGGGGAAGGGCGTGACCAGCCGTGGCCGGGTCGGGTCGAGGATCGGCGGCGGGAGCCGGAGTTTACTCGGGCTGGCCATCCGGGGCCTCCGGCGTGAGGGCAGACAGGGCGTTTATCTTGGTCTTGCCGAGTTCACTCACCCGGTCGGCCACCGTGCCCTTGTTGCCGCCCACGTCCTGTGCGGTCGGTGCTCTTCCTTCCATCCTCTCGAACACTAACGCAACAGCCCACGGCTCCGGCGAGTGGGGCACCTTAGTCCCGTCGTCTTTGACCTCCACCCACCCGAGGGCTCGGTCCCAGATGACCGCCGCCAGGGCCTCGGCTTTGGTCAGGGCGTGCCCGTCCTTGTCGCAGATACGCTCGCTCAGGGACCCGGCCAACTCCTTGAGGTGGCGGGTGAGGACGGTCTTGCCGGGGAGCTTGCCTGTCGAGGGGGTCTTAGCCACTGACGGCCTCCGCAGGCTTGGGGTCGATCTTGTCGTACACCGCCTTGACCGCCGGGTCGGCCAGGACCTCCTCGCGGGGTCCCACCGTCAGCGTCGTGCTGACCGGGGCCATGATGGTCATGCCGGGCGTGGCCACTCGGCGAATCTTCGCGTCCTGTCGGCAGACAGCGAGTTCGCCTTCGGGAACGCGGTAGGTCTTGACCCACACTTCCAGCAATGTCGGTTCGATGTCAGTCAGCATAGATACCTCAGTCCGTAGTAACAACCCAGTTCCACGTCCCGACCAAATACGCCGCTGCCGCCACCCCGGACGCTCCAGGCGGTGCCGCTGGGGTCTGTCCTGCCAGGTCCACAGTCCCGTCAAATACGTTTGACTGCACCACGCCCGCTGCAAGGTCCACCAGCACCGTGTCCACAGCAGAGGAAGGGAGGACGCAGGCCCCCGCCAGCACCGTATTGAGGTTGTTGTTTGCCGGGGTGGCAATATCCAGCGACGCCAGAGCGGGGCAACCGTGGATGTCGAGCGACCCAAGGGATACCAAGTCGTCGCAAGAGAACGACGTGAACCCGCACCCGTAGATGTTGAGTGTCGCCAAGTCCCCCAACCCGCCGGTTGTGACCAGCGTGGTCAGGGCTGGACACTGGGATGCGTCCAGCGCTATCAGGGACACGGGTGGCGTCAGGGATGTAAGCAGGGCGTTGTTATTGGCAGTGAGGGTGGTCAGTGTCGTGTAGGCCGACAGGTCGAGGCTCGTCGTCGACGTGAACGTGAAGGCAAACTGCACCAGGTTGGACAGCCCTGAGAGGTCCGCTACGTCGGTCAGGGGCGTCCCGGACATCACCAGCCCCGTCATAGCAGACGGCGGGCTGGCCGACTCGTACTGGATGGTGAACGTCCCCGCCGCGAAGATGTGGTTGATCTGAACCCCTAAGTCCGCGTCGGAGTCCCCGTCGCCCCAGTGCCATGTGCCCGCCCCCCCGTTGTCCGTCGTCACCGAGACCGTACCCGCACCCGACGCGGGGAAGGAGGCCGCCGCCGTGAAGGGCGTGGCTCCGCTCGTCTCGATGATGCTGGACCCGATGACCCGACTGCCCATGAGGCCCTCGCTTATGTTTCCTGAATGTACCCGGTCAGGACGACATCGACTTGGCCCGCTGCCGCCAGCAGCCTGGGCATGACGCCCTTGGGGCCGGTGCGGGGGGTCTCGAAGTGGTGGGCCAGGCCGCCTACCGCGTCCGCGTTGCCCTTGGCGATCCACGTCCCGGCATCGGCCGCATGGCTCCCGCTGAGGAGGGCGTCGAAGGCCAGCGTGTAGACGCCACCGGCGGTAGAGATGAAGACGACATCGGTGATGGTGAGGTACTGGCCCGCCCCGAGGGTGATGGCCGTCGTGCTGCCGGAGCGGTACATCGTGAAGTTGATGCCCGCACTCGCGTCGTCGTCCGATGCCTCAAGGTGTACTGGGTTGCCGCGATCCATGTGAGTCTCCTCGGGGCGTGGCCCCGTATGGCTGAGGGCGTAGGCAAGGGCCGGTCTCCCGGCACCTCGCCCGCCCTACTCGACCACCAGACCCAGTGGCCTACGATCTAGTGTATCAGAGCATTCCGTGTACGCAAGAAGAATTTTCGTTACCCGTGTGTCAAAATCTCGGGAACCCGTGGCGTGTGGCACCATGTCAAAATCTCAGAATAGGGTGGCGTGTCAAAATCTCGAAATCTTGTGGCGTGGAGTTCCTGATATAAAGGGTCCCATCTACCACCCTAAAAATCGAAGGGTATACCCGTGCCCCTACGCGAGAACCCGATAGCT